AGGTGTTGGTGTAGGATACACTGTAACAACTTCAATGCTGTAATCTGTTGGTAATTGATCTGCTTCACCCATGCACATCCAACATCTTCCTAACTGATCCACAAATGAATCACCTTGATTTAAAGTAACAGGTGTTGATATTGATACGTCAATACCAAGACAGCAAGAACTAACTTTATAAAAATTAGGACAAGGATGCAATGCCTGACAATCTGGACAAGATCCATCTATAATTGCACCAACTGTAATTGACTCTTCTGATATTGGTACTGATGTTTCACCTACAACATTCCAACATAATCCATTATTATCAACAAATGTATCACCTAATTGTAATCCTGGAAGCGATCCAGTTACAAATTCAGTTCCGGGTACACAACATGATGAAATAACAAGATTAGCCGGACAAGCATTCTCATTTTGACATTCAGCACACGAAACATAAGTGTTTACAAAGTTTCTGCTAAAGTTAGTTACATCTGTAGAAGCAGATAAAACTTCCCAACAGTTACCTTCGTCATCACTAAGAAAATCGCCAACTGTTAAACCATCAGGTGCATAAACTAATTCAGTAATAATTGGCTCACAACAATTTTTAATAATGTAATTATTTAACTCTGCTGCACATGGTCTTTCAACATCAAGTGTATAAGATAAACTAATAAGATTTTCAGCAATAGGTTCAACAAGTTCACAAGTATTACCTTCTGGACAAATAGCTGTTGCTCCAGCACCTACAAGAAACCTAGTAGTGTGTAAATCATAATTTTTAGGTAATGTTACTTCTGCTGAAAAACAAAGTGAGCTGTCTTTACCAAAAAAGTATGTTTGCAAAGGAATTAATGTAAATGAAGGATATTTACCATCTATGATTTCTGAACAATCAAATACTGAAACAGCAATAAAAAAGTTTACATTAAATCCTCCATCATTATAGTTCTCAAAATTATTATAGTAAGCTGATCCTGATATTCTTAAAACATCATTTTTAACCAAATTTGCTGGACATGCAATACCTAATGCTTTTTGATTAGGATTTATACCAGGTGTGGCAAAACCAAATTTGTAATTATGCAATTCAGTTGACCATATTGGCAAATATGAATCATCATAATTATAAGGAAATCCACCAAATAAAATTGAAAGTTCTGAATTTTGTATTAACCCTGCTCTTACATTACAAGAATGAGATGCAATTTTTATAAACTCTGGTTTACAAGAAGTTGTAGCTACCAAAGGACTACCAGGAGTTCCATCTCCAGTAATTGTTATACCATCAACAGATATTTTTACAATTGGATTTGCAGGATCTGCATTATTAGTATTTAATCCTGTAACAGATTGTACACCACCTAATGAGTTAGCAGAGTTTATAACCGTACCATCTGCAAACTTAATTCCACATGATTGAGGAATTGGTGTTCTTGTGTATGTAAAACCTCCTTGGGAACAAACAGTCGCTATGGTTATTTGTAAAGTTCCACTTCCATTAAATATAAATAAAACAGTATCTCCAACTTGATAACCACTTCCATTTTGAGTAAGACCGTAACCCTGCATATTGCCTGAATTATCAGTATTAATCTGCATCACCATACCTGAACCAGAGCCTCCTGTTCCTTGAACATAAATGGTACCTTCTGGGTATCCCGAAGGATTTGAATAAGTAGAATTATACTGAATGCTTCCAGGACCTCCGCAACCTTGCGCCCAAGCATCAAATTCAATTTTATGATAAACCCCGGTTGTTAGATCATGCATTATTAAATCAGTGCCTGGTAAATTATTACCTATGTTGCCATCTAATGCACTTGTAAAATCCGTATAAACTCTTGATTCAAGATTTGTTAAGTTTGCAAAACCTGAATGACCTGGTCTTGTGTCTGTAAAAATACTATTCCATCTTGTATTATAAGGCGAAAGTCCTTGCAGAGCATTATTTTCAACTGCACTGTTATACAGTCCGCCTCCTTGGTATCTTCTAGTTAAATGTACATTGGGTGATACAATATCAATTGTTTGTTGTGCATTTGGATCATCAGAACTAAGTTGTTCAATATATACACCATCTAAAATTTCATAACGGTCATAAGCAAAACCGCCACCGGATCCATTAGCCTGCCATTCTGTAAAAATAACCAAGTAGTATTTAACTATACCACCCATATCAAATTTCATGATTGATCGCATTCCAACATACATTGGTGGTGCTGCATCATTAGATGGAGTTGTAATTGCATCTCTCCAAACCAAATAAGTTCTATTTTGAATACTTGTTAAATCTGACCAATCTGTATTGTCTGCATCTACATATTGAGTATTCCATCTTGTGTATTGAGGTGACTGTGCTTGATTATAATTACCTTCAACAGCAACGTTGTAAATACCACCATTGCTACCTCTAGTAATTTCTAAGATTCCTGGGATAATTATATCTGTATCACTAGAATTTGGTCTTTTTACAAAAGATACCTTTGGACCTATTGAACCGGGTTTAAAATTTAATGGTGGAATACACCCCTCATTGCTTTCATTTGGTATGGTAATAAATGTACTCATTAGTAAGTTTTATTTAATGTGACTATTTCTGAATAAATTGAATCTCCTGCATTTGCTGTATCCCATTGTGCTGTAATAGACAAAGTGTTGTCTATAGTTGTGTCAAAACCAGCAAAGACTTCTGTGCTAAAATTTGCACCTTCAAATGCAGTACTTGCATCTTTTGTGTACATAAATGTGCCACCTGTAACTACTGATGCAACACCTGATGCACCAATGGTTCTAACTGTAAAAAAGAGTTCTAACTTCCAATGCTTGTTAGTTGAACCAGCCATTATTATTTGATCAGTAGTTGCAAGTTCTATTGCACCTGTTTTGACTCTTATTTGAAGTTTGTGATTATTTACAGAAGATATATGTCCTGTAAGTATGGCATGAAAACTATCTCCAACCTGAAAAGCATTAGCTGGAACAGTAAGGCTACCTAAACCGCCATCCAATAAACTTGTTTCTACAGTTGTATTGGTTACAGGAATACTAGAATTTGTTTGAGTGTATAATCTACTCAAATATCCATTAGGGTTTGATGAATACCTGTCTAAATGAATATTAGTACTCATGATTATTCGTTGTAAGTAATAATCAAAGAAGAACCTGCATTAGTTTGTGTGTCATATCCAAAAAAACTACCTGGATAATAATTACCAAGTCCGCCCGCATCCATGTTAATTGTAGTTCCCGGAGGAATTGATTCATAAGTTATACCTTGATCAAATGTAACTAATGCTGGAGCTGTACCGTTACTTGCAAAAGATATTGAGTAAGTATTGGTGTATATTAATGTTGGAGCATCTCCTGAAGATATAATTAGTGTTGGACGAATTTGTAATCTCCATTGATCAGATGAAAGTGCAACACTTACACTTTCTGATTCATCTCTTATACCTAATGGTGCTACGATTGTAGCGTTTATATTACCTAAATTTTGAATTTGGTCTGCAACGCTTTGAAGACCTCTCAAAACATTAAGCTGCCAGTTGGTATTTAAACCGTCTGAATTTATAATTGACATAACCCCTGAATTTTAATAAACAATATCTATAATATACAAAATCTTTTTCTCTTTTGCAACAAATATAAACAAAAAAAGGCCTTGTGTAAACAAGACCTTTCTCATATAAATCAGAACATCTTAGTAAATGGCAATGACATCAGATTCTTTAGCAATAAACTTAGTCTTTCCATCAATGTCAACTACATCGCAATAAGACAATTGACGCGGTGTAATTAACACTTCATCTCCTGCTTTACAAAAGTTTACTTCTCCACCTACTGCGTGCACTTTAAGACGCGTGTAATGTTTTACAAGATCCGCTTCCATTGATGCTTGCGCTTCTGGGCTAAGTTCTAATCCTTTGATTTTTGGTTCATAAACCGGCTTGTCTAAAATGACAATTTTTCCTTGGTACTGCATAACTATTATTTATTTAAAACATTTTATACTGGATGTGTCTTGCGATAACCACACCATTTTCAACTACATCAACAATTTCTGCATTTGGAACAGTAGTTACTGCTTCAGCTACAGCATAAGATCCATCTGGATTTTGCTGTTGTGTTGTAACTTGTACAACTACATTATGTCCAGCCTGCATGGCTTTTGTTGATTTCATCCATCCCTCATTAACGCTAGATGCTTTACTAATTAGTTTGAATGTATCACCATCTCCCCAAAAAACAATGTCTTTGACATTTTCTCTGGCTTTACTTGCTGTGGTATTACCCAATGTTTTTTCTTCCATTATTTCTTCAAACCTTTAGCAATTCCTTTTACTCCGTACATTTGCGCTGTTTCTAAATCAGTCATTGCCAAGGCAAAACATCTTTTAGCTTCTGGATCTTCAGTTGCTACTGAATGCACCATTAAAAAATCAATAGCTGCAGCCATCATTACTTTAAACGTGTGGATGTCGTCATCATTTGACGGGTTAAATCCTACATGACATCTTTTTTCTCCAAGTGTCAATTCTCTTGTTGGTTCTTCTTGCATTTTTTATTTATTAGGTGTTAAACATACTTCTTCCAATCTTTTCAAGACATCTTTTGCAGTATGTCCATCATAAGAATGTTTCACAATTTCTACTTCCGGAACTTGGAATAAATCCCAGTCTTCCATTTTGTAATGATTGCTGATTTGACCACCAGGTAGCATTGCCATTACAATGAACCATCCGCCACCAAAACATTCAATACCATCACTATGGCGAATTGACTTATGCACATCGTACAATCCTTCTTTGGCCCAAGCATTAAATGCAGCCGCATTGTACATCTTACGAAAATCATACAACTCGTTGAAAGTGTGATAGCCATCAGATAGTTCTCCTCTGTCTTCTAAACCTTCGCGGTCATAAGACTTAAAAAAGATGTCTGGTTTGCATGGATAAAATTCACCATGAATACCTTTGATGATAAAGTCACCAACTGATGCATAAATTGGTCCTTCAAGAGTTTCAATTTTGATCTTTGGCTCTACACTTGTGCCATCAAATTCAATCTCTTTTTTCTCACCCATAAATTCAGAGATGTTGTCCATTGTTGCCAATGTTGCATCTACAAATTCAACAGCTTCAATTGTGATTGGTTTCTTTGTGAATCTACTTATCATTCTTTTTGTTTTTGTACTGTTCAACAATACCTTCAACAGCCATGATTGCTCCTACTGCTGCACATACTCCAATAAAGGATCCAACTGCGATTTGAAAAATTAACATGTTATTTGTTTTTGAGATTAATATACGCTTTCATAATTGCCAAGTAATTGATAGCATCATCAATAGTATCAGTGATTGCTTCATTCTTTACCATAGCATCTTTGTCCAATAGCGTGGACACACGGGACATTTTATCCATCAGCCTTACCAAGATACCTTTTTCCACAGAAACGCCCGCAATTGTACTGTTTCTAAAGTTAGCAAATGGATCATTGTTAGATCCACCGTAATCATTGTTCTTTGCTACAGCTGTAAGAAGACAGTCATTAAATGTTACAGCCATGCTCATCAAAAGAGGGTTGTTCATAATTGCGTCTTCTTCTGCTGAAATTGGTCTGCACGTTTCTTCTTGTCTGACAGTTCTATATTTATCACCGGAAACCCATGACTCACTTTTTGAATGTCTTACATCAACAAAATGTTTATCAATCCAAAGTCCTCCATCAACACCCAGTTTAAATTCAGTTTCTGATTCACCAATAACTCCATAAAACTCTTGACCAATACAGTTGTTGTGCCATGATCCCGCAGGTCCAACCCGCGAAATTCTAATAATTGTTTCTCTCTCCATTTATTTTAGTTTATAAAATTTACCAAGTATGTTCCCATTTAGGAACTCTTCATTCTCAAGTACACCCAATGCAAATTGGTACTTGCATTCGTAGTATGACAATTCCTGTTTACCAAAACAGATGTGCAAGATCTCTCTGCGGATTGTGATACCATTTTTGTGCGCTTGCTTCAACACTTCATTGCTACTGTAGTAGTTTTGGTATGTTGATTTGCGAACTCGCTTGTATGTCTTCAACCTTTTATCAGTTGGCATTTCCTTTTTGCCAAGTTTGGTTTTGACATCAGCGTAAAAATTCTTTTTTCCAATGTATCTAACCGGTTTCCCATCAATGATTGAAACCATTTCGTACACAAATCCCACAGCTCCTTCCGGAATCATTTCTTCAGTGAACTCTTTTCCGTCTAATATCCACATACTTTCTAGTTTTTATGGCGTGCCCTTTTGCCATAATTAGTTTTGGCCAAACTCTTGCTCTGTGGCTGAACGTCCTTCTCTTTTGGGAGATGTATATTTGTTTTATTTTTAACAGGTCCCAGTGATTGTCCAGTAATATATCTATGGTAAACTGGAGTAAACTGATCCATTCCGATACCAATACAGAAATAAGTGCGGCAAAATTTAACTTTAAATCCATTTATAACTTTGTAAAAAACTGTCATCTAAATACCGTTTTTAGTTCCTAATTCATCAAAATATGTCAAGCAATTCTTGTCAATTGTCTTTCTTTTTCTGGCCAAGTTGGGATTAAGCATAATGTACTTCATCTCTTTGCCATCTTTTACCGTATGAATGTAACTGATCACACTCTTACGGTATAACCTCTTCATAAAATCCGCATACTTGTTGCGAGTGTACTGTAGTTGCTCCATAAGTGTAGCATCAGTGTGCGGAATTTGACGGTTATGGTACAAAATATTGTACACACCGTTGGTCATATCCGCCATTTTCAAAATTCTTCCGTAGTCTACTGGACTAAAGTTCTGAAGGATGTACTGAAGAGCCGAACTGTCTATGATCACATACTCATCGCTGTGAACAATTACCAGGTCTTTGTCAACTACATTGATTGTTGTGGATTTTGGAAGGATTTCTCCAGTAGCTACATCGGCAATGCCTTCTTCTAACTTAACTTTCCTAATTACCGGCTTTATCATGACACAAATGTAGCAAACATTCTTGAACAATGCACCTTTTTTGGTGCAATTTTTCTTTAATTTGCGCATTTTTGCACCTATTTGGGTGCACCCTATCTTCTGTATCCCCCGTCAATGCTAGGTTTTTAATGGTCCCCCTATATTAGTATATTTAGCAACATAAAAAAACCCTTACGAGGGTAGAGATTCGTAAGGGTTCCGGTGTAACAGTGTGGTCACACGGCAGCCCGCCTGGAGAGAGAAGCGGGAAACTTATTTACCTTGCCCTTTGTAGGCCTTTTTGTAATTTTTGCTACGCTTAGACTTTGAGGTTTTGGTCTTTGCGTGAACACCCGGTCTAGAAACTTTAACAGAAACTCTAGTGTTCGATCCTTGTAATCCCATTTTTGCCATAATCCGATTGTTTTAGAAAAACAAATATAATAAACTTTCTCTTACAGAAATAGCTTGTAGCAACTATGCATTACATACGAATGAAAGTAGGCTTCCGCTTCTCTTTCTTCATTGCGATCTAAGAACTGAGGCAGAAACTCTTGGCATAGATGAAGTACTTCATGCGCGAGGGTTCTCATGTTCTCTGGATTGTAAGGAGAGAATCCGTACTTTAAGATCATCAACCGGAGTTTACAATTCTTGTCAGATGCATCGCGTGTAATATAAACCCCTTGTCCAATTCCACCCCCGTCTTTATCCAATCCGTCAAGATCCTCCCGGTTATCCTTAATGAATTGGATCCATTCAGATTTGACTTTGTAGAAATCTTTAATCTCAGACAGCTTATTACTTGTAGGTTTACCAAAAGCATCAATATACCATTCAAGAACTTCATTGCAGTTATACCCACTGACAATGATCATACGCTCCGTACTGTACGGCTCCAGTATGACTGTATCAATTGCGCAAATCTTACTCATGCTTTGGTTTTTTTGTGAAGCTGCTTCAATAACACAGATCCTAATTCTCTACTCTCTTCATCAGTACTACTAATCAACTTAAATAGTGTACACAGTTTGTCATTATCTATAAGCTTTCTCACCTTGAGAAACTTGATCTTAGTGATAGCGTCAGATATAAATTTAGATTCAGCAAAAGTCATTTCTCTGTTAACTTCTACTTTATACCTTTTCTCAAAGTGTTTTATTATCTGCACATGTTTGATCATTAAAGGGATCTCTATGCTAGTGCTCCACCACATATTTGAATACTCCATAGGCAAAAATACACATTTTGGGTAATATGGAATTGGACTATGTGAGTGTGTGTCGGGAGTCCCTATAAATTACAACCCCGGCCTAACAGAAGAAGTGGTGTACCCCCCATGTCAACCACACCTCAAAAGAAAATCCAAGATCAAAACTCAAAAAAAATCCACCAGGGAAGAGTTCTTCACACACCAAGCTCACACCACCCACCACCCACCACCACCGGGGGAGGCAGCACCACCACACACACACTCACAGCCAGGGAGCCAAGGCTCCACACACATCACTACTAATAGAGGATATACTATCCACCACACACCTACGACCACACACCTTTCTTTATCCTAAACTTAAAATCTCAAGAGATTTTTCTAAACCCCTTAAAAAAATTTGTATGAACAATTTGTTTAACCTACTTCTAACGCTTATGTGCGGTGTTAGTTGTATTGAAGCCTTGACGGCTAACTGCACAGAAGCATTCGTTCTTGCCTCAACGGCAATGTGCTTGAGTGCAATATGTTTTCTTATTAACGCATCTTATCCTTTATTCAAGAAGTAAGATGAAGTTGTTAAGAAGACAAGGAGAATGGATTCTGTGGACAGGATTCGTTCTATCAATGACCATGTTGATTGGCACATTGTATTTGTTTGATTTAATTCCAACAAAGTAATGGAGAAGTTAACATGGTTGTTGTTCATTGCTCTTATAGCAGTGACATTTGGAGTTGTCGCATTCACAGCTCCACAATTAAATAACCAAGTACTTGCAGGCATCATGTCTGCAGTATTTGGTTTTGTATTTATCACAATTCTTAAAGATTAAACTTATGAAAAAAGTTATAGTTGCCGCTGGCGCGGCTTTGTTGTTGTTCACTTCATGTGGTTCAAACAAACATATTCAATGTGATGCCTACGGCAGCATTGATGTTAAGTGGGAAGACAGCATCAGCAACCCTGACAACGAAGAGTTCGTTGTTGAGGTTGCATTCAACGCAGGTGTAGACGCGGAAGAAGTCACACAAGAAATGTTCAACAGCCGTTACGGCATTAAATAATTAAGCTCATGTCACAGTACAATTGGTCATGGTGGTTCGTATTGAACCTTGTTGGTATTATGGTTGGTATGCTCATTGCTATGGTAGCAAAGACAACTGATCAGATGTGGTTAGCCAACATAGTATTAGGTATCACATCCTTGTCATTCATTCCTTGTCTATACATTGGAATGAAGCCTGGTAAATAACATTAAGGGCAGGGCTTCGGCTCTGCCTTTTTTTTTGGGGACATCGGGGTAACACCCATTGTGTGGAGTGATTTACTATCACTCAAACAACCACACACACGCGGCAAGCAGCCTCGTTCCTCGGCACTATGCCGCTTCCCACACCCTGACAACCACACCTCACACTCTCTATCCTAAACTTAAAGTCACAAGTGACTTTGGGCTTCGCCTTCCCTTCGGGGGTTTGTCACTCGCTATATGCCTTGCGTGAATAGGCTTCAAATTTTTTTTATTATCCGAGAACTTGCGTTCGGAGCACCATTTGGTGTTATTGGCAAGTCAAAATCATGACAACTATGTCAGAAAAAATTGCTTTTGTTAAAGCAAACAAGAACTTAGTTTCTTCAGTTAAATTAACTAATGCTAAAATTGCAGGTCTTACCGAAGACGCAGTTGACGCATTGGTTGCTGAAATTCAAGCTCACGCTGATTATTCAGCTGAAGAAACTACTGTAGCTACAACTACTACTTCAGTTCCTGTATTGGAATTGGAGGGTGTTGAGCATACAGAAAATTTTGGTGCGGTTTTGTATTTGCCATACATTGGTAGGTCAAAAAGCCAAAACCCAAAATTTGCCTATGGTAATTCCTTTGTAGTAGTTAACAGCGACCTTCGCTTGAAAGCTATGAACCTTGAGGTTGGACAAGTATTCGCTTTAAAAGCAGATACAATCCAACTCAGCGACAAAGGATATTATACAGGTCGCGTCAATTGGTCAGCAGACGAGAAGATTACTTCTTTGAATGACCAAATTGATAAGTTTCAGGAAAAGTTGAGCCAAGCATCTGCTCGACACGCTCTGAAATACAAGATGTCTTTGAAAGACGCTGAAGCTGAAATCACAGCTCAAAGCAAAGCCAAAGACATTGAGGCTGTTGAGCTTCCTGAAATTAACTTCTAAATTTCAGAATGGATATACTCGCGTTGCACTCAGGTGTGACGCGGGTTATTCATATTGCAGGTGGCCTCTTATAAGGGCTACGCCCTGCCGGCCGGGCAACCCATTGACAACCACGGTACATAACTCTCCGAGGGTTGAACCTCTTCGGTTCAAACTCCCGCGAGATTACTAGCCCATGGTATGCATGGTGTCGGCTAACAGGATCTTGCAGATCCTTCGCGCCTGGCTATACCTTTGCTCGCCTGCCGCGGGCCAATGCTCCGCAGGCTTAAACCTCTTCGGTTTAAGTATCCCGCTGGTCGCTCCGCTCCGGGCCCTCCAGTTACTATCATCAAGGAGAGAACGCGTAAATTTTTTCTAATTAATTACTATCACAAAATGTCACACAACAAAACAGATTACTCAGAAAACTTCATTGTAGAATGCAAGATGACCTCTCGCGAATACTATGACTTTAGATTACAAGCCTTGACTCACAAAGTACACTTCCTCGTTAAGTGGGAGAAGACTCAGTGTATCGTGGTAACTGAAGCACCTTTCTTAGCAAAGTGTGGTTATACAGCAGGTGTAGACTTTTAATACCCTTTAAGGCCTTTTAACGGCCTCATAAGGAGCTAATTAAGGCTATTCTTGTTTACACGCGAAGAATACCGCAGTTAAATAACACCCTATTCTCTTTTACACGGAGAGATTAGGGTTTATTTTATGTATTATGCGGGTTTTTGTGCATGAGAAAGCCTACCCATCCCCATATCTTTAAAAAAGAGTTAACCCATTTTTCACCAATTAGTCATAATAATATAGTTATATGAAAACAATCAGCATTCTTAGCAGAGTCTTTGTTAATCTCACCGTAGGATTAGCATTACAACAAATCGCATACGGATTAAGCCACAACGCCTGGATAGACTTCAGCACTTGGTCAGCTACTACATTAGGGTTTGAATTAGTCTTCTTACTCTCTATAGTATTCTCTTCTATTAGGAGTGCAACAAGAGTAGCTGTAAGACCAATGAATTCTAGTAACAGACGGGCTACAGAAGACGTACCTGAAAACATCTACACTCCTAAAGACAAGTAACATGTGGACAGTTATCTTACACTTCGACCGTGGTGTTTCACAAATCCATAAAGACCTTACTGCACATCAAGCACAACACCTGATGCAAGTAGTAGTGTTCCACAATAGGGATTGTGTTAATGCCAATGTATTTATGCAAAAACAGGAAGATCCAAGAGATGAACCTGATTATCCAACTGAATAGTCTAAGCATCTAGGCTCAGTATACTGGAGGAGATGATGCCTTGTATGCTCCTCCATTTTAATTATCAAACTGTAGTGTCAATTAGGAGATGAAAACGTCCACCTACACACTCAATTAAATTAACAAACAGTTATGTTAAAATCTTTAATCATTGCAATTCTAATTGCATTACCAGCTGTAGCATCAGCTCACACAACGGACAAGTTCCCAAAAAACAAAGCTAACTCTGGTTTCAATTACAAGAAACATTACAGAAAGCAAGCAAAGCACAAAAGAAAAATGAGAAGAAGTCCTGCATGTAAAGCATGGACTCAAGATCATTAATTGCAATGCTAAGGAGTTAATCTCCTCATCTATTTATTATTAACAGACGCAATCATGGTTCTTAGTGTCAAACTATCTAGGGAGTTGAACTACCCGAATTATTATGGAAACCAAAAAATGTGCCGTTCCCTTATTGCTTTGGGATGTGAGAGCCAAAAGGAAAGCTTAGCAAGCAGGTCAATGGGAGAGTACCGACAAGACAAACCTCTCCCTTTTTTTTATTCATTTCATTTTAAAAACCTAAACAAATGAAAACACTTTCAGTACCCAGAGTAGTAATACTCACAGCTTTTGTAACCCTCATCTTATTAGCCGCAACATCATGTGCAAGTAGTCACTACCAGCACTGTGATGCCTACGGATCAAATCAAACTACCAATGGAAAAAGTATTTAATACCATCGGTCCTATAGTGGTGCTCACCGTTGTGTGGGTAGTACTTATTATTCATATTCTAAACACAAGAAAGAAACTGCCATCTACCACAATTGTAATTGACAGAGGCAGTTATCATCTAATACTTGGTCAAGATGCTAAGCAAATCTTCTTGCATTACCGGGTAACAAAAATGCATGGACTATCTCTTTCAGGAGCCGAAAAAAGGATTGCTGAAGGCGGATCGTATATTGACGGTCTATGTAACTACCATCCAAGGGATAAAAATCTTGTGAAAAATCCTTTACCGTTTGTATTCCTAAACATAGGTTCATTACAAAATAACTATAGTAATCATGAAGTCTACACTTGCATTATGCATGAGTGTATGCACATGGCCGGGTTAATTTATAATGGCTGTTGGGATTCTCACGAAGAAGAAATGATTACATGGGCTGAAAAAGAAGCCAATGAGATCATAGTGCTCTTAAAGAAAAAAAAGTTTATTTAAATCTAAAATCAAATGAAAATTCTAATCCTATTACTTGCTGCATTCGGGATGGAAGCAGGAGTACCTAAACACCTTACAACAACAGACCATTTTAGTTTTTCTGAAATGCGCTTCATCAAGAATGTGATACGCATCAGTGGCAAAGATAAGCCAGAAGTATATCGTTTACCTAACGGTAAGATTGCTGTGAATTATCCAGATCAAAGATTAGTTCTTGGACAAGATGGATTCATTCATGATATGGAGATTCTTGAAGGTGGAGAATGGATCGACCTTGGTCCTGAATATTAATACTGTCTGCAACCCAGATGGCATATTCCAATTGTAACAAAGTAAGAAAGCTCGTACTGACTCTTAACTGAGAGGTACAAGTTATAATTAAAAGGCAGGTGAAGCTCCTGAAGTTATAATTGGAATAGGTATAGTAAGCTCAACTGGTAGAGCTGTAGCAACAATGCTATGTGTGTGGGTTCGATTCCCTCCTATACCGCTTTTGGAGGGTTAGATGCTCCCAAGCAGGTGCAAAGCCTGTGTAATGATTGAAACTTCAGTCCAGTTAATTCAATCATTATTCTCTCATCCAAGCAGGATAGCATACTACGAATGGGCTTATAATGCTCCGGTATTCGATGTATGTCAAGGGTTGCAACCTTGTGAGAGAACTATTTAATAAACCCTAAAAATTAAATCCTATGAAGGAAATAGTAATCACCCTATTGCTAATGGCATTGTGCTATTCGCAATACATTTTAAACCAAAAGAGATGAAAGTATTTGAACCAGTAAAAACGCTTAGCAAAAACAAAGCATCGGTAGATGATCAGTTTATTGTTGACGGTGCGCCTCGCACAGTTACTAAAATCACAGCAAAATATGTGTACCTGGATAACAACAAGTACTACATGAAGAAAATGTTCAACAGTTGGATGCGTATTGCTAAAGCTGTAGCAACAAGAGATGAACAGTCTGAACTAAAGAACCTTGCATCTAAGCACAGAGAACGCGAATCAATGATCATGCGCAAAGAAGCTAAGGCTATTTATGATGAGAAATATCGTGAGCCTGCTATCAACCGTATAGGTAGTGACACAATACTCAAAAAGTACATCATACTTACAGGAGTAGGAAACACAGTCAAATTTTATTTCTCGCCAACAACTAAGGCAGATGCAGATGACTTAGAACTTTCTTACCAATCATTACATGGTACAGCGTATAAAGCATTCGGATGGGGATACTACATTCAGCACAGCGGATGTATTGCTTTAATCGGAATGTATCCGCACAAAGAAAGAAATCTTTCAGAGAAAAGAATTCAATTTGCCATTAAGTGTTTGGAAGATGAAACAATTGACAACTACAAAATGCATGTCAGATTGTACCCAAGTCTTTTGAATTTGTTCCATAGTAATCCGCCACCGACAGAAACCGTGCAGTTACTATCATCAACACCAGCATCAGAATTCGCAAAATCTCTAGAAGAACCTCAACCAACGGAAAAGAAACATTGGTCAGGGCTCAACGGTGACATTGCGCAAGACATGCTAGACCAAGGCTTGAATCAAATGTTGGACAATGACGATTATCCATTTTAAGAAATAAGGGTTAGTGCCGGAGATTACATCAAAGGTGCTATCCCATAATTTAAATCACATGGTACACAAAGTAAAATATGTAGGCAGACGCAAAGATGGACATGTAATGTTCGCAAATGTAGAAGCCAAAGAAGCAGTAGAAAAAGGAACATCCTTTGAGCTAAACGGATACGATATGAATTTGTCTGAATCAGATGAATTGTGTTTCCGCATGCACCAGCATTGTCCTCATCTAGATGTAAAAATGAATGGTCATCATGAATTTACAATCAAAGAATTGTATAACATGTGTCCCGCAATTTTATTAGATCTGCTGGAACTTAATGGAGGAGTAGAATACATAGCTCAAGTTTTAATTGGCTATGATGAATTGTATAACCAACAGCAAATAGTAAAACAATGGCAAGAAAACCCGTAACCGTTGTGGAACCATTTCCACTTGTATGTTGTCTTCCTGGACACGAAAATGTAATGCCTGAACAAGGTGTATTAAGAAAACTAACCCGCAAGTTCTACCACAAAAGTGGAGCGGAGTTAAGACTTGAAGCAGAACAAAGAATAAAATTATTACCCACCCTCAAAAACATTTAAAATGACAGATCAACAAATTGATCGCATGACAAGCGGTGCTTGTATCATGTGGAATGGAAACATCTGTAAGTCTGGTGAATTTACCAGCCGAATGAAGTACAAAGATTCCAAACACAAACCAAGTCAATCAGAACTAGACAGAATCAAACAACTTTATCTTACAGATCTAGCTCGTATTGATGAAATTGAAAATCCTGATGTGCATGAATGGTATCAAATTGGCGATGACAAGTATGGTCGCACTATGTATTGCCATAAGACAGGTATCAGAAGGCAACAAACTATGGGAGAGTTCTATCAAAATTCAGTTGTAGACTAATGGGAACAAGTAACTTTCACAATGTCAATGCGCGTAATGTTTACGCAGTGTTGATGAACTACGAGCAACCAGTACTAGATGCCAACGGAGATGAAACTGATGAGATGGAAAATTGTGCTCCAGAATCATGGGAATGTGATGATTTCTTCAGCAATCTTAAAGAAGATGCTGCGGAATTGGCTCCAACAAAAGGATTCAGTTACCACCACACCTGTGATCCGGATCCACATGAACTCAGAAGTTATGCTTCTATTCCCCAGTTTCAGTTCTATAAGAACAAGAAGTTTGGCGATGTTGATGTTACAATAAACATTAATTGTGTAGTCAGAGGTGCATACTATGAAGGCGCAAGTCTTGATTGGTATATTACTTATGACGCATGTGGTATCAACATGGATCAAATTGATTTCTTAGCAGATATGGAATGGCAATCGTCTATGCCAGCAGGCATGATAAAAATTCAGTGTAAACATGCTGAACGATTTGCTTCTACTACTGCAGAAGAATTGATTGAAGTTGTAGAAGAATTTTACAAACAGAACTCCATGCCGTTGGGAGTTACTGCTAAGTTTAGTAACGGTGAAACAATCTATTCTAAAATTTAAAAGATGGGACAGTATTATAAACCGGTGCTATTAGATGCCGAAAAGAAAAAGGTAATTGGTTGGGTATCATCATACAAGTATGATTCAGGAGCCAAACTTATGGAACACTCGTGGATGGAAAATGATTTTGTAAAAGCATTTGAAAATTTAATCTACAAAAATCCTATGCCTGTAGTATGGGCTGGAGATTATGCAGATGCAGAAGATGGTACTGATGACGGTGTTACTCTTTATTCAATGCGTGAAGATAAAACAGAATTACATCCAACAACTGTATTGGGAAATCACAAAAGCCGGTACATAATCAACCATGATACTAAGGAATATGTTGACAAAGAAAATGTTCCTAAAGATAAAGAGGGTTGGCAAATACATCCACTTCCTTTACTAACAGCTGAAGGTAATGGTCGCGGTGGTGGTGATTTCCGTGGTGATTCAGAACTTGTAGGTTCATGGTCAAGATGTTTGATCTCTGTGTCCGAAGAATTACCAAAAGGATTTACTGAATTAGAATTTGATCTTGTAGAGTAGGATATGTAGGGTGAATAATTGAACCACCGTTGCAGTCTAACTCGCGGTGGTTCTTTATTCTAATGATGCTAAGACAGCAGGGATAGACTTGCACTGGTTGTACATGAGGGTAGGTTAGTGACATTTCCTACCCTTTAACTTTTAAAAAAACAAACTATGAAAAGATTTCACATCTGTTATTTTCTTGCCAAAGAACTATGCTCTGGTGTTAACATCAATGCAAAAAATTATGTTGAGGCATTAAACTTATTTACCAAAACTCACGGTGACAAAGAGATACTTTATGTGACTACATTAGTTGCATAATTATTTGTAAATTGGCAGCATGATAAGAAAACTATTTGTCCTAAGCTTAATATTTATGTGTCTGGTAATAACATCAGCATATTTTTGTGTGACCTATACAGAGTACAAATGGATTATATTTTATACTGTATCGGCACCATCACTATTAGGTGCAGGCGCATGTAGTTTTCTTATGGCTGTATTCAGCATGAACAATGACGAAAGAAAACCTCGCTGATCTGTTAGCAACAAAATTTTACAGTGCTTCAGCAGCAACTCAAAAAAGATTACTCAAATTTTTATTAGAGAATGTGTCTGACAAAGACATGCTTGTAGATTTCCTGAATGAAAAGAAACTCAGAAATGATGATAAACATTTTCAAGAAGGTGACTACATATATGTACCCATTAATGTAAGTTCATATCCAGGGCCAAACAAAAAATATTATGAAGACAATGCGCTTTTAGTAAATGATTTGTATATTCGTGTCCTAGTTGAACATATAAATCCAATCACGGGTTATGTTGGTTTGATGTTAGTTACTGATACTTCTGAAGTAGAATCAGTGATTGATGTATATCCTGGACACATCCCAAATCAAAAAGAAATACAACTTATGTAATTGATTTCATGATATATCAACTTCCAAATGGTAAGATTATTAACATAAGCGTTGAAGCCTATCTCAGAATGTCTGATGAAGACTTGCGTTATCTTAATGAATCAGAGTTTGGAAGCCATGTTGGAGATACAAATCCATTTGATATAACAGAAGATACTACAGAACACTTACAGTTTGTAGAAGATTACATTGAAGATCTACCAGAGGACATAGAGTTCCCCGATGACATAGATCTTGACGAAGAATAAATTCACCCACACAAAAAACATTTATCATGAAAAAAGTTAACAGCTTTGACGGCTTACAGGAATTGATGTATTCTGGCCAAATGGAATCTAAGCAGTTCCCAACAACATCTGTTGTAGATTATACAACACTTACACCAGCCCAACATCGCATGTATAAACATGTAATGGTTGGTCTTGACATGTACACTCCTCAAGAACTTTATGCTATGAACAGTGCTAAAAAGAGTAAGATCTTTAAGAAGCACAAGCAAGCGCAGACAATGCTCAATCTTTGGAAACAAGAACTAACCAATGCATTCACTACAAGATTGCTATCAAGTTTGTTTCCTAAGTCTACATTGATTGCTGAACTTAATGCTGACAATAGTACAAGTACTAAGTACACAAACACTTTAGCATTTAAAGATTTAGGTATTAGTAAAACTGACATTATCAATAAGTTGATTCAAGAAAAGTTTTTACCTGCAAACTTTGCAGCTGCATGATTAGCAAGATGAAAGAATGTAACGGGTGTCATCAACAGAAATACATTTACAAAAATGTAACTATTGATGGCACTCGTTATAAACTGTGTAAAGACTGTGCCTTTAAAGAAAATCTAAAGGTAAAGCCTAACAAAGTGCAGATCAAAAAAACTAGTGACAAAAAGAAAAAACTTGACGCATTGTATTCTAAACTTAGAAAAGTTCAATTAGAAAAGTTTCCAGTTTGTCAGATCAATACAGCTGAATGCACTAAACATTCAACTGAGATTCACCATGCTGCATATAGAACAGGTGATAACTTTTTAGGAGTTGACACATGGTTTGCAACATGCCGAGTATGTCACCAGTGGGTGCATGCTAATCCAAAAGAAGCAAGAGAGTTAGGGTTTCTAAAATAAAATGTATGGAATGTACTGTAGAAATGGAAAGTCAAGCAGAGTTCAGTCAGTTAAGCACGCTGATGGATTATAATCTCCGGTTAAAACTTAACTATGATTACTATATGAATCAGCAAACTCAATCTAGATTTCCTGTTTGGACATTAGGTTCTAGTGGTCACTTATTATTTCAGCAAAGAGATGAAGAAGGTACCGTGTATCACTGTCGATTAAAGATCATTTATACTTGCAGAGAAATTGTATTAAATAAATTTAAATTGAGTAAGGAAATCACTGTAATGTATGGCATCAGTGAATCACATCCAGACACAATTAAGTTTAGTATTGAAGACATCTCCAATTACATAAATGATTTTAACAACCCTGATTTACATGAGTTGATAAAGATTGCTGACTTTGGAACAACAAAAGGAATTGAAAAATCAGTTAAAGATTTTGAAGAATGGAAAAAGAAAGAGTGGATGAAAAGTCCAGAGTATTTATTGAAGGAATAGAAGTAGAGTTCAAACACTTAGGTGCTCCAGTATTATACATGCCTCCACATGTAGAAGATGAAGATCATCCTGACTGCGAAGTAGGATTCATTTCTACAGTACGAGATGGCGGAATATGGGCACGGTTCCATGATGGAGATACCGGTGCTAAGTGTCCACCAGAAAATTTAAGATGGATATGAGAGAGTTTTTACAAGCAGTGTATGATTATCCTTGGACAACATTCTTTGTGGTCATTGCATCTATTGCTATACTTAACGCTGCAAATACGAGAAGATAATCATGGGATTTAGATCAAGTATTAATGCAGAATGGGGAGTTATTAAATTCCTTGGAGAAAAAGGATTAGATTGTAAAGGTCGCAGAGGTCCATTGAATCAGTTAGTTACTGAATATTTAGTAGAACACAAGTTACCAGTGGAGAAATATAATCCAAAGTACAAAGGTACTTATGATGCATTGAATCTTAATTGCAGAACAGTACAAGATAACTGGGATTCATTTCACCAATGGGTAAATAAAAAAACACAAGAGGTATGAATAAGAAATCAGAAATTCAAGCAGCTTGTCTTACAGCTATAGGAACAAGGAAATATTCTGGTGTCATTCTAGGCACGGGTGCTGGCAAAACTTTGTTGGGACTCAAGCACATGGCAAAAAAATATACGGATACTTCATTGTTCCTAGTTGTTGCACCTAAAATATCTATTCATCAAGAATGGATTAGCCAGGCGCAAGAACATGGACTTGAGTATCTGATTCCTCACATGCAATTCATAACTTACATTAGCTTACACAAAGCCAATTACAGTTATGATTTTGTTTATCTTGATGAATGTCACAACGCTAAAAAAAAGCACGGTGACTGGTTAAGATTATATGATGGGCCCATATTAGGATTAACCGGAACATATCCAAAGTACAAAACTTCTGAATCCTATAAGGTCTGTGAAAAGTTTTGTCCTGTTGTGTACAAGTATGAAATCAGTGATGGCATTGCTGACCACATGCTTAATGATTACCGGATCTATGTTCATCTATTGGATCTGAATAAATTCAACACACTTAAAAAAAAGAATGGAGGCTATACATCTGAGCATAAAGATTACCTCATGTGGTGCAACATTGTAGACAATGCCAAGCCGCATAAAGAAATGATGATGCGTATCATGCGAATGAAAGCAATTCAATCATACCAAACAAAGGTAACTTATGCAAAAGAATTGTTGAGCCAACAGACTGACAAGACATTAGTGTTTACTGATTTTACAGATCAGGCAGATAGAATTTCTAGATATGTTTATCACAGCAAAGAAAAAAATTCTAAATTGTATTTAGAAAAGTTTCGCACTGGAGAAATAAATCAGTTGGCTTCTGTTCAACAACTTGCTGAAGGAATAAACATTCCGGATCTAAAAGTTGGAATCATTATGCATGCTTATGCTAATGAAAAAAAGTTGCGCCAAAAGATTGGAAGGTTCCTAAGATTAAATCCAAATCAAAAAAGTGTTGTACATTTACTATGTTACAAAGAAACCATAGATTTAAAATGGTGCAAGACAGCATTAAAAGATTTTGATAAAAACAAAGTACTAAAATACAATGGCAAAGTTAATTCTCTATAATGACGACAAGAACAGCTTCGCAAAAGTAACCGCATGTCTAATTAGATACTGCGAACACTTGCCTATTCAAGCTGAACAATGTGCTTTAATTGCACACAACAACAAGAAGGTAACTATTAAAGACGGAGATTTTATAGAAATGCTGGACATGAAAAACAGTTTAGAAAATCACAACCTAAAGGTTGAACTAATAGAATAGATATGGAACAAGAACCATTAATGAATTTACGGCCAAAGACTCCTGAAGAAAAGGTTCTTTGGCTAGAATTTGAGAAGAAGCAGTTAGAAGAATCTAATCGCAATCTCAATATAGAAATTGGAATGCTCCAGTCAGAAATAGATGAACTTAAAGATCTAATGAAGACTGAAGAAAAGAGTGCGCTCATTCTTAAAAACAAACGGCTCAAAGAAGAACTCAAGGACAAAGAAAACCGCATCAAAGATTTGAAGAGAGAGAATGAATTGTTCCTACAGAAAATAATCAAATTGCAAACACCATGACAATTAAGATTGACATACCTGAGAATATAGTTACCACATTAAGTGAATGCGGATACAGTAAACCGCAAACAGCAAACATATTCAAAACATATTTGACAGAGGTAATGTCAGACATGTACGGGCAGTTTGAAATCAACTTTGATGCATGGCTTGAAGAACAAGAAGAAGAAGAGTTAAATCAAATTAAAGACGGAAAGCAATTATGAGTTTACCAATGAGAATTATGTGTGTCAATGACAAGAATAGACCTCAAGAAATTCCTGCAAACAAGTGGGTAACAGCAGGCACAGTCTACACGCTTATCGGTGTGCAACCGTTACTATCATCAAACTCAATGGGGTTCGAGCTCGCAGAAATCACTCTTGGAGAAGAATGTTTCCCTTATCACTATTTCAATCCAGACCGCTTTGTTCCTGTTGAACAATCCGAAATGGACGCAATTGAAGCAGAATTAGATGAAATACTGAATCCAAAGCTTGCGTAATGTCTGAGCTCAGTGCTCGTTACAAAAAAAGAATTGGCTTAATGTATGAAACTGGATCATCTATAAAAGAGATAGCCAGGGACCAAGAAATAAGCATCTTAGAAGTAGAGCAAATCATTATTGATGAAGGTTACATAAGGAAAATAACACCGCGTAGTAGCGGAATACTTGGCAGCAAAACAGAACCATACTATGATTCTGAAGAAGAAATGCTGAATCCACCAGTATATAAATACGAAGAGCTAACAAAAGAAGAAAAAAAGTTTTATGAATCACGGACTGATAAATAAGGTTTTTTACAGCGGATTGGTATCAAATGACCAAGATTTGTATGAAGTTTATCCAGATTTAAATCAACTGCGCAGATACTTTGCTGCAGTAAACAGGAGAGATAGATACTATGTTGCCATGAAATATCATGCTATAAAAGTAGCCAAAAGCATCTATCCTGAAATAGTATTAGAACAGCTTGCTGAAATCATTAATGTGACTAATCATGCAACAGTTTTTTACTATATAAACACTTACATTCCGGTTGAAGGACATCGTGAATTTATCTCAAGATACTTTAACACTTTTGTCCAAAACCAAATTTATCCATTAACAGCATACGGAAAAGACAGAAAAGAACATGGACTATTTAAACAAGTTGCACTTGAAGAATGCAAACAGCAACGCGAAGACTCCTCTTCAGAGAAAAAGAAGGAAAGAAAAAGGAACAATTATGTCTACGCAGTTAAGAGAGATAAAGCGGAACGCTATTAGATACATCAATCCAGATGTTGAACCTTAAAAATAAACAGTATGCCAAATTGGTGTTGGAATAATGTAGAGTTTACAGGAAAAGAAAAAAATGTAGATAACCTTAGCAAATTGATTGATAAAACAATTGAAATGCAAGAGATGACAGGGAACGGTCAGTTACTATTTGGACTAGAAGGTTCAATTGACGGCTATATGTTTGAAATATCAAATGTGGATTCAGGTGAAGGATGGCTTACGCTTTCATTTCAATCCAGATGGGCTCCAATTCCCAATGACATAGTTAGAATTGCCGAGTTATTTGACTTACAATTTACTTATGACTATGAAGAAAGCGGAATGGGACTCTTTGGAAAATACACATTTGAAATCATTGATGGAGAAGGCACATTGTATGAGCAATCAGCATCAGAAGAAGACATAAAAGCTTGTCAATTCAAAGAAGAAGGTGATGAAGATGATGATGAAACTGGTTTTGATTATGAAAAACTAGAAAGTCTTATTGAAAATGCATCACTAGAATCTCATTCAATCACAAGAATTAAAGAAACAGTCGCATGAAAAAGACCTGTATCATCAAATTCAAAATGGTAAATGGAAAACTTATTCCTAAAGATGGTCTGATGAAAACAAGATTCAATCAATTCATACGCGAGTTGACTGAAGATGATGAGATAGAATGTATTATGGAAGCGGTTGAGCCTAACAATACCAAAGCTCAGCTTGCAAAGATCCATGTAATGATTAAAGAAATCTCAGATGAAACAGGTGAGGACATTAAGAAAACTAAAAAAGACATCAAAGATCAATGCGGTTTGACTTATTATGTGGACCAGAAGAAATACTATAAGTCATTTGCAGATATGTCAAGACAAAACTTGTCAGATGTCATTGAAAAAATGTATTTGATTGGGGACTTCCTCAACATTAACTTTCGGAAGGATCTTCTTTGATTTCTAATTCAATCTCTTGTGTGTGCTTTTTCAAATCCTTACTTGCCGCTTCTTCTACCGTCTTCACAAGCATCATATATGTTTGAATGACAGCTTCAGAAATAGTAAGCGGAGTTTCATTAGTAGGTGTATCAATGTTGATAAGAGTTTGTTTAAGATCCGGTTGTTTTTCTAACAGCTTTGTCATCAAATCAACAACACGGTTGTAATACGCACCAGATACATCAATCTGCACAACAGTGTCATCTTTAATAACAGTAAAAATTTTTTTAGCCATGAGTTCAAAAATTAACTCCAAAGATATAATAAATAAACAGAAAGAAAAATACGGGGACTTCCCGTGGAGTAAGTTCCTATTGCAGGAATTTGATAAACCTACATTTGAAAAAATGTTAGACAAACTTATTGCTGGTGTATCCACTGGTAAACCATTCACGCCTCCAATGAAATCTTGGTTTGACGACTTTATCAAAGTAAGTCCAGTTGATTTGAAAGTATTAGTGATTTCTAAAGGACCTGTAGAATTTCCATCAGACTTTGTATCTCAAGAACTTTTATCCAATCAAGGTGTAATGTTCTACAATCTATCAAGAACAGCTGTAGGAACAGATCAAATGATGGAAGACTGGAGAATGTTTAACATCTATTTCATTGACTACTTAGTTTCAAACATACCTGACATCGTATATGTCTTTGTTGGTTTTGAAGCAAGTGATTTTTCAGAGTTAATAACTGAAGATACACACGGAAACAAAGTGTTTTTACCAGAGCAATCACATGCTATTTGGAATTCAAATAAACTGCACAAATTGTTTGCTGAAAATGTAAATTCAATACTAGAAAGTAAAGACATTTCTACCATCAATTGGTAAAAGTTTTGTATATTAGTGGTCCTTTCTATGAAAAATAATCTGAAGCAAAGTAGTCTATTTGAAAGACTAAAGTACCATAAGATTACTGTAAAACAGTACATTCAAATCTATTTAGATTACACTATGGGAGATCTTCCAGAAGATAGCCGTGAGTTTAAAATTCTAAAAAGCATTGATGAATTGTTTGCAACAAAAAAGAAGCTAAAGTTAGATGATCTAATGGGAGCAGAGTATCAAAATCAAATTGATGATTACATAGAGATATTCCCCACAACTAAGTTACCCAATGGCAAATACGCCAGAGGTAATAAAAAGAACATTGAAACTAATTTCAGATGGTTTTTTGAGAATTACAATTACTCATGGCAAGTTATCCATGATGCAACAATCATGTATGTATCTGAATATCGCGCTAAAAACTTTCTGTATATGAGAACAGCCTTGTATTTCATCCGCAAAGATGATGGAACAAGGACGGTGCATTCTGATTTAGCTGACTACTGTGACAAGATAGTCAACAATGAAAGTTACACCAAAGAGAAATACTTTAAAACCAAAATCTTATGAAGTGGAAAAGCCACAAAGAGCATTACAAAGATGCGCTTAAATACATGAAAGGTAAGCAACAAGGATTAATTCCAAGTTACAAAACTCCATGGCCAAAATTTAATGCGGCAACTTTAAATGGTCTTGAGTTTAATACCATTACTGTTATAGGTGCTAGACCTGCATCAGGTAAAACATTAATGGTTGACCAAATTGTAAGAGAAGGTTTTAAATTAAACCCTGGACTCAACATCAGAGTACTACAGTTTCAATTGGAAATGTTTGGAAGAACAACAAAACTCAGAGAGTTTTCATCAGTTACCAAAGAAACTTATAGATACTTGTGTAGTGCAGAAGAAGAAGATATTGTTGTATCAGATGATATAATTGATCTATGTCACAAATATGCTAAAGAAGCATCTAAGTATCCAATTGACATTGTTGATGAATCAGTAACGGTAAAACAATTTAGAACTGAGATCATTGAGTACATGAAAGAGTACTCAGTATCTGACGACAGCGGTAAGATTAAATACCAAAACACTGTCGTTACCCTTGACCACTCCGTATTAATCAAGAAAGATGCAGATGAAGCCTCTAAGCAGGAAACATTAGCAAATCTTGGTGAAGTATGTACAGAGCTAAAAAAGAAATTCCCTATTGCATTCATTCTACTTACCCAGTTAAACAGGGACACGGACAGACCGGAAAGAAATGAGAATGGTAAATACGGCAACTACATTTTAGAGTCTGATATATATGGGGGTGATGGACTTGTCCAACATGCAGATTTAGTTGTAGGAATTAACAGACCAGCCAAAAGATTTATTAGCTATTATGGGCCAGATAGATTCATAATTGAAGATGATAACACGCTTGTTCTCCATTGGATTAAATCCAGAAATGGTGAAGTAGGTATGAGTTTCTTCAAAGCAGAGTTTCATAACATGCTAATTAGTGAAATGGAAACACCTGGTCAAGATCAACAACCAATTCAAACTAAAAAGAAATGAGTATAAACACAAAGAAAAACACAAATGAAACGCTAGACAAAAAGGCAAAAATTGAGATTTTAAAATCTTATCACAAAAAAGCATTTGCTAAATTTGGAGTAAAAGATCCAGTCTTTTCTCCTAAGATGGCTTATTATGATTCAGGTGAAAGAGTTATATCTTTCTTTCCAAGTGAAATTGAAAAGGGAGAAGACATCTACACAGAATTTGTGAGCAGAGATTACGATTCAGAAGACCAGTCGCGCACATTGTACAAATGGAAATACAATCCGCACTATGCTTCAGAATATAGAGTTACTGAACCACATTCAGCAAACCATACAATCAGATACATTATTCCTGTAGAAGAACTTATTGTTTGTTCAACGGAAGCATCTGACCTAGATGAGTTTGATATGCCGGATCCGGATCAGGACTTGCCAATTGACCAGTTAACAATTAGGGATTTAGCTGCAATACTTACAGGTAAGCCAGTGAGTATGAAGAAATGGCTAAATGAAATAGTAAAAAAGTAAATAGTAATTGAGATGAGTGATGAAAAAGAAGCGGATGGATTTATCCTCCCAACTAAGCCTACTAAAAGTAAGCTAAAAAACCCAAGTCCATTATTAGTTTTTGGTAAACCAAAGATTGGTAAAACTACTGCAATTGCTGCATTGGAAAATTGCTTAGTGATTAATCTTGAAGACAAAATTCAAACCGCAGATGGTATGGTGATGTATGTCCCAACACTGAATGACTTGAAAGTTGTCCTACAGAAAATCAAATCTGCAGGTAAGCCGTATCAGTATATTGCAATTGACACCTTAACCAAATTGGAAGACTTATGTGTTCTGGAAGCAGAACGGATTTACATGAAGACTCCTATGGGTAAAGACAGTTGGATTAAAAAAGATGAAGCTACAGGTAAGTTATTACCTACATGTGGTAAAGCTAAATACACCAACATTTTGTTCTTACCAAATGGTTCAGGCTATCAGTATTTGCGTCAAGCATTCAAGCAAATCACCAAAATGATTGAAGAATGTGCTGATAATATTATTTACATTGCGCATGTCAAAGAAACCAACATCCTAAAAGAAGGTGCGGAATTGACATCACATGATGTAAATTTGATTGGTAAAAACAAACAATCTATTTCAGCGGAAGCACAAGCCATTGCATATATGACACGCATTGGTAAAGCAAACTACTTATGTTTCTTGCCAAGTGATGATGTCTTAGCTGGTTGTAAAATCAAAAGATTAGAAGGAAAAGAAGTTCTTATCTCCGAGTATGATGAGAAGGATAATTTGGTTACTCATTGGGACCAAATCTATATTAAGTAAACAGTAATTATTAACTAGTAAAAAGAAAAGTTATGTCTATTTCAACTAAAGGAGTTAAGAAAAATCACATCTCCAAAGAATTAAAGCCAGGTAATGTTGTAGCAAAAATCAACAACTTGTCTATTGAACAAGTAAAAACTCCAAAGGATCCAAAGAATCCTGAGTACAAAATCTTTATTGAATTGGAAAGCAAACCAATTGGTGGGGACTTCGTAGGTTTTGACAAAGTGTTTGGTGATCCAAGTAAAGGTCAGCATTTAGGTCAAACTAAAAAGATTCAGTTCTCTAACTGGCCAATCAGAACAAGTGAAGGTACTTCTAAGAAAACAGGAAAGCCATACAAGATTTTGGCATCTGCAAAAATTCTTGAGTTCTTGCAAAAATTGTTGTCTGAAGTTGGTGCTGATACATGGTTGGAAGACAACGATGGTAAGTTTGACACTTGGGAACAAATGTTCTCTGGTATCATTCGTTCAGGATTGCTTAAAGAGAAATACTTCTCTTGGTGTATTGGTGCTACAGAAGGTCAAAATTCTGCTGGATACACAGTATACTACATGTGGTTGCCAGAGAAAAAAGATGCAGCCTCTCCATTTGCAATTGAAGGTGGATTAGTTACCAAGTTTGATCCAACAGTTCACATTACAAAGTCTAAAGCTGTAACAGAAAATGCAGCTCTTAATGACGGAGTTGATGACGAGGATGACGAATTTGCTAACGCGCCTGCGGACAGTCCGTTTGATGATGCAGATGAGTTAGATGACAGCGAGTTGTTTGACATGGAGGATTAATTTTTTCCAATAACACAAGGCGGGTTATTAATTTAGCCCGCCTTTTTTTATTCTCATTATGATACACACAGTTTATTACACTAATAAAAACTTTCCAATACCGAGTAATAGGATCATGGAAAGAATTCTAAATCTTGAAGAAGCATTAGACGGTCAATCAGTTAAGATAAAATCTATCTTTAACTCACAAGATAATGATCCATCAATGATTTTGTTTTTCTCAGATGATGAACAAATATATAGATTCAAAGACTTCTCTTCTGGAAATTATGGTGATGCTGTTGATATAGTGCTAGAAATTTACAACCTTTCAGATAGACAAGATGGCTACAGAAAAATCCTTGAGCTTTTTAAAAATGATTCAGAAATCCCTAATTACATTAACACAGCTGAAAAGGTTACAAAAGAAGTCACTAAGTTTAAAATCCGCAAATGGACAAATGCAGACGCGGAGTTCTGGAAACAATTTGGAATAGGTGGTTCATTCCTAAAAACCTACAACATAAAACCAATAGCGTCTTTTACTATGACAATCACTAAGGGGGAAACAATAAAAGAAATGGATTTTGCTCAAAACATGTGCTACGGTTATTTCAATAATGCAGGAGAACTGTACAAGATTTACCAGCCAACGCGTAAAGAAGCAAAGTTCATGAAGCTCAAAGAGTGTACGCAAGGTGAAGAACAACTCACTTACAATGCTCGTTGCTTAATCATTGCATCATCTCTCAAAGATATTGGTGCATTCAAAGCACTCAAGTTCAAAGACATTGAGCTTGTGGCTCCCGACAGCGAGAATGTTACTATCACTCAAACGCAAATTGACAAGTATCGCCAAAGCTACAAGCATGTATTCACAATGTTTGACAACGATATTGCAGGCATGAAAGCAATGAAGCATTATGAAGAGCTTTATGGTATCCCTTACATCTATTTCAATGTAGAAAAAGATATTGCTGAATGTGTTAAACAGCATGGTGTTTCTAGCACAAAAGTATTTTTTATTCCAATTTTTAAAAATGCACTCTCAAGAGAAAAAAATCAAAAGACTTCTTGATTCAGAAGATCCAGAAAATCATAATCTTGCTCAACTCAGTTTGATCACTCTTTTAAAACAAGAAAATGTCTTGTATTGGTACTTAACTATGGAGCCAATTAAAGATAAAATCAAAGTTGATAAAGACCTTTATGCAAAAATGACTGAGTTGTTAGGTTGGAATGCAATAAAGCCAGCACTAGAAAATTTATCACAGATGGTAAGTTTCATTCAAGTAAATTATCCTTCAGCACTCAGCGTAGAAAAGTTCTTTGCATATTACAATGAATACTTATACAGTCTAATGTCACATAGTTGGACAACAGATGCAAGAAAGTCACTTAAATTACAAATACCACAGTTAAATGTCAGCACAACTCCAACAAAATCTCACAAAGATTTGTAAAGATTTGATGTTAGAACAGCCATTTTATGGATTACTGCTTCTAAATCTTAACAAAGAATGGACAACAAAAGTACCAACAGCCGGTGTTGGACTAGAAGGAATCAACTACAAGTTGTATATCAATCCGGAATTTTGGCAAACATTATCTGAAGAACACAAGAAAGGGTTGCTTCAGCATGAATTGATGCACATTGCATTCTTTCATATTACAGAATACAAGCATCTTAAAAGTCATGAGCTTGCAAATATTGCTCAAGATATTGAAATCAATCAAAAGATTCCTGAGTCTTATCTGCCACCAGATGGTTGTACACTAGAAAAGTTTATTGATAAAGGATATGATTTGCTTCCGGAAGAAGGCACCAATATCTATTATGAAAAACTAAACCGTGCTGATGACGGACAAGGACCAGGATCTGGTAACGGACAAGGGCAAGGTCAAGGACAAGGACAAAGTTTACTTGATGCCATAAAAGATGCTATTGCCAACGGTACGATGCAAGTTAGTGGTCAAGGTTCAAGTAACATGCGTGTACCAGATCACCAATGGGACGATTTTGATGATCTATCAGAAACACAACAAAAGCTTATTGACAAGCAATTGGAAGTAATGCTAGACGAAGTTGTTGAACAAGTACAAAAGATGCGTGGTACAATCCCTAGAGAAGTCCTGCAGAAGTTAGAAAAGCTTAAACAAATTGAACCACCAAAGTTTAATTGGAGAGCTTATCTAAGAAGATACATTGGGAACAGCTCTAAGAACAGTATGCGCAAAACCAAAAGAAAACAAAGCAAGCGTTTTGAATTAGACTTTGGAATAAAAGTGCAGGAGTTCTCAAACATCTTAATTGCAATTGACAGTTCCGCTTCAGTATCTGATGATGAAATCAAAGAATTCATGAATGAAATTCACCACATGTACAAATGCGGGCATGATTTCACATTGATATTTGCTGATACACAAATGCAAGATCCAATTAAATACAGACCAAATGTACCTCTTGTAATTAAAAAAAGAGGAGGCACAGATTTCAATCCTGTTGTAGATTATTACATGCAACACAGAAAGAAATATACAACACTAATCTATCTTACAGATGGAGAATGTCCAGCTCCAGATGCGCCAGTTAAAAACATGTTGTGGGTTTTATCTACAAGATGTCAAGACACTGACCATTTGCCAGGCAAAACTATTAAATTGAACTGATGGATTATAATGAAAAACATGATTATCATTCAATAAAAGCACTGCGAGATAGGTTTGCGCAACTTACAAAACACTTTGATCTAGAAGATTGGAGGACGGTTAGAACACCGTTCTATTGGGAGGCAGATGCAATGACTCCAATTCTTGCTTTACAGCACAAAATAGAATTGATTGAATATTACACAAACAAGGGAGTACCATTAAATTAAGAGTTATGAATAAAGTACAGTTGAACAGTAAAGAGTTAAAAGAAACATTGACTCACTTGATTACAAACAATAGAGCAATCCAAGAAGATGGATTGAAACCAGTTGCAATTTCCATTTGTGGTGCAGCAGGATTAGGAAAAACTTCCGTAGTGGAACAATTAGCTGAAGAGCTAAATATAAACCATGTAGAAATTATAAACTTGGCTCAACTTGATGAGCTAGGCGATCTAGTAGGAATTCCAGTTAAGGAATATCAGATGGTTGCTAAGCAAGGTGATAAGCCAGTAGGTAAATGGGTTGATGAAAAAGTCATGGATTCCTTTGCAGCACAGGGATGGAAGGCAAATGGACAAAGCCGTATGAGCTATGCTAAGCCAGCTTGGATTGCCGGTAAGGGAGAAAACGGTGTACTTATCTTAGATGATTACACTCGTGCTGCTCCACGA